CAACCATTGTTGTTCCTCTTTCCTGGCGAGTTGACCCAAGACCACGACTTGAGATGCCGAGTTGGACGCCGCCCTTGACTAAATCTTTGGCAATTTTGCCTGCTGGGGTGTCTAGAATTTTCATTTTACCCATTACATCATCACCATCCCACCAAACTTCGGTGACAAGATGACTTGCGTTCTTCAGTTCCACCACCGAACTGTCTGGGTGGTCTAGTTCTCCGATGGCTCTCCCCTCTTTCACAAGCTTCGTGTAATTCTTCATTTCCCGCTCAAGTATGGGCTTGGGGTAAATGCGTCCGTTGCCGTTCTTTTTGCCAGCGGATTGAATTTTCCCCGCCAAGACAAGATGAATCCCACTCTTGTTACCTTCTCGCTCCTTTTCGTTAAGGAGTTCGTCGCTATAATCTAGGTTCATGAACTCTTGTAATACATATTTCTTCATTTTATTCTCCTTTAAACCGCGGGCGCAACCCGCTCGATACTGCTACCCCTGCAACAACGTGCGACTGGGCGAAGCATCCACTTCTGTGTCCAAGTCCCTTCTAATTCTGTATTCATACCTTATTCCCTCATCTCCGAAAGTCATTGATAGAATATAACTGATTGCCGAACTAATGCTCCCCAAAAGAAGTGCATTAGTCACAGAAATTCTGTAAGTAAATAGTTCTGTAAATGGGTTTAGGAGCATCAGAAATACCCCCACCCAAAACCCCACACACACGGGACAACGGAAGAAATGGTGTTTTGGCCTTATACTGTCAAAAACTTTACCATAAACTAAGATGGAAGTCAAGCCATAGCAAGCAAAAAGAAAATAAAATAAAGACATTTTAGTAAACGTAGCCACCATAGTGCTGATGACGTGGGACTTGTTGTTTTTCCCTAGTCTCTTCTTCAGATGCTACTTCACCAAGTTCTGTTGATTCGTCGTCTTCCGGATTAATAAATCGATCTTCGATTTCTTCATCAAAGTCCTCGCCAAAGCCTTCCTCGACAGCCTCTTGTTTAAAGTATCGCTCAATTTCTAAAAGAGCAACCTGAACAGGGCTCACCTCTTCAGAAGTCGCTAGTTTGGCTTCATAAACCCCATAAATATTACCACCCTCCATTGCTCCAGAAAAAATTCCACGGCGAGATAGGGCGGAGAAGAAATCTTTTTGTTTATAATATACCTCTTCGCCGAAACCCGGATGAGGGATTGTCAAAACTTTATTTTTTGCGGGAATCAAAACTACGTCCATCAACTGGTGGTCACTAATAATAATGTTTCCATCCAGCGACTTCCTGGCTTTTAGTTTTACGGTTGCTTGAGGTGCAGCTACCTCTTCTACCTCCGCTCCACCGGGAGCATCTTTGTTTATGATTATTTTAATCGGCATTGGATTTATACTCGCTTACTAATTTTTGTAGTTTCATTATTTTCTTCAAGTCGTCCTCGGAGAGTTCTCTAGTTCGGAATTCTTCTATTAGAGAAAGAACTTTTTTTGTTGCCGTGATCATCTCTTCATCACTCTTGACCTCTTCCAACAGCAAAGATTCATTTACTGACTCCTTAATGCGAGATAGTTCTTCGTTTAAAAAAACCTTAAACTCTGTGCCGGTATCTCTTGCCGCCGTGATATAGTGAGTTAAAAAACTTCTTTGCTCTGGCAACAAGTGCTTGTATTCTTTGTTGAAGGTTTTTGTAAATTCCTTCAAGACAAGCCCGTCTACCTCTACTTCATCCGACAAAGCTACACCGGTTGTATCTTCACATATGCGAGTAATTATTTTTTGTTCCATCAAGACCTTTGTTTTAATTGGGGATCTGTCGTTGAACATATTTCCTATCGTAGCCAAATCTTTATAATTTGGAACATAGTTTGTAAATACATATTCGCCGAATTCTTTGTTAATGAAGTTTATAAGCCTAGTCTGCTCAGAGAATGTTTTTCTCTGGTCGAGGCTTTTATGTGTTTCCTTAACCGCCTTGATCAATTTTTCTGCCATGGCTGGTTCAACTTCTTTAGCTTCACTCAGCGTCCGGTAGCAATCCAACTCTTTACCCAAAAGAGTATCTCGTGAGAAAAACTCTTTGATGGTTTTAGCCAATCTTGCCTTTCGCTTGTTCTTCCCCTCTACAGCCGCACGAGTAAGTTCCCGTATTAGTGCTTCGTAAACAAACCCCATGTTTCTTTTTTTATTATGCTTCGTTGTCATTTTTGTTCTCCAACTGCTCGATTAATTTAGATATATCTTGCTTTGTATCAAACAATAGCTTTTCATCTTTTTCTAATGATTCTGAAACTCCTGCGCCCAAGCGGCGAAGATCATTGTACCCCTTGAACACATTACGCTTCGATGTAGACGCACTTTGCTGTCCGCCATGGGCAGCCATCTGTCTTTGGCGTGGGCCGCCGCCTTGTCTCATATCCAGTCTTGCTGGGTAATATACTTTTCCTTTAGCGCCGGGTGTTAGGTAGCCATCATCTCGTTTGCCTGGTTCCGCCAAGAGGGGACCTTCTTCGCCAGCCTCCTCTTCGCCGCCACCGAGGTCTTCGCCGCCGCCGAGGTCTTCGCCGCCACCGAGGTCTTCGCCGCCACCGAGGTCGCCGCCCATTTCGCCGCCCATCTCTTCACCGCCGCCCTCTTCGGGTGGTGCGCCGGCTGCCTCATAGTCAGCGACAGCCAATTCAGCCGACTTCTCAATAATGGCATTAATCTTGGCGTCGGAATATCTTTCTTCGTTAACTCTTTCGATCTCTTGTTCGTCAAGCTTGAAGATATTCTTGTATACCCAGTGCTTAGAGAAGAACCCTTCGGTAGCTGCACCGGCAATATCAAACTTGGTACGCATATGTTCCAACTCCTGCAACTCGGCAATTTTAGATGGATTATTCAAAGACAATCTAAAACCAAGGAGATCTTCATCCCTAAAGCCCAGCGTATATAAGTGAACAATTACTATTTTTTCTAGTTCTGAAAGCACAACTCTTTGCAATCTTTGGATTGTTCTTGCAAAGCGAATATCCTTTTGAGCCAAGGTGGACTTATCCTCAAGAGTATCAGATTGAGCCAAATATCCTTTTGGCACCTTTAAGGCAGAAAAAAGCTTATCCCTTAGATACTGTACATCTTCGATAGCATTTGTTAATTGTCCTCCTGCCAATGTCTCTATTTTTGACGACTGTCCCGCGCGCACGGGAATATAATAATCCTCATCAATACTCATAGCGTTGTAGCGCAAGTCAACGCGACCCGTATCTGTATCGAGAATCTGATTTCTCTTCATCTGCGTCTTGACCTGCTCAATATATTGTTCCACATCATGCGGTGGGATATTCCCTACATCAATATAGAATACTCGTCTTTCTGGTGCGCGGACAACACGATAAGCCATCATAGCATCTTCTGCTAAAGTAAGCTGCCGCCATATCCGGCGGGCTGGCTCTAGGGCAGACGTCCCATAAGGAACATATTTGTCGCTTCCGAGTACACGGAAGTGGGCCATCTGCCAGTTTTCAAAAGTAACACCCTCGGTGCTAGCTCCGTTCCAAAAATATTGAATATAATTTGGGTTAGAAGGATCTTTCCCCTCTATCCTCTCGATCTCACGAATGGGCATTGGTATGACGTTGGTGATCCCCACCTCGTCATCAATGTCCAAGTACAAATAATAGTCACCAAATTTGCACATAGATCTTGCCCAACCAAACATATTTGACTCAACATTTAGAACCTTATAAAGAAGGGTGTTTATAATTTGTTTAATTTCTTGGTTCTGGCAATCAATAGCGATGATCGGGTTGAGATCCGAAGAAGTTGTAATCTCATCAGCATAAACATCTAGAGCAGAGGCAATTTCTGGCGTATACTCCATTTCTTCGAAATCTGTGTACCTCTGCACGCGATCCATAGTTGCCATGGCGTGTAATTGCATCGGCTGAAATGGATTATAATATTCCTTTTTCTTAAACTCTCTTCCTGTGTTCGTGCGGAAAGTATACTTTTCTACCGAACTTCCTTTTTGAGACTGGGTTTGTCTTTGTCTCCTCGTGACAATTGGCCCACTAAAAAGTCGTGTTAATCTCTTGAAAAGAGATGCCTGTGAGTTTCTTGGATTATTTCCGTCAAAGTCTGCCATGGTTTATCCTTTATATATCCACGAAATATCGTGTATTCTTCCGTCTGTTCCTACCATCGTTTTTTCTTGTTTTTGTTGTGCGGGGGCATATCCTTGCATCCCAGGAATCTTTGTATTCATTTTTCTTCCCCCTGCTGTAATTCCATTAATCATTGCTCTTCTATATTCTACATCTCTTTGGCTAATTGTTAAAGCCGTATCTCTAACCCAACACCCAATTGCTAAAGCAATAACCAAATCGTCGTTATATCCCCTCATCCCCTGTGGTCGGCCGTTGTGCCAAATAAACGTTTTAAACTCGTTGATCGTTCTCATTGAGTTTATTGTAAGTAGTTTGTTTCTGATGAACTCTTCTAGTTTTGCGATAACTAACGGTCTTGTTTTGCTTGACATAGTAAAACCCGCAACTCCGCCCATAGCTTCTGCTGTAGCCTGGTCCACATATTCATGGGTTGATTTAATACTGTAGTATAGATTATTATATCCCATTTCTTCAATTCGACTAAGCACTCCGTAATCATGATTATTCTCAATAACCAGCAGGGCGCTATTATATTCTATAGCCATATTCATCAAGATTGGGGCAAACATATCTGAAGCTAGTTTGCCCTGATATTCTGCGACCTGTTCCATCGTGTCTAACCGAATAACCTCGGCAACACTAAAGTCTGTCCCATCCCCTCTGGCCACATCAGAAGACAAAAGATATTCTACGCCAGGAACCGGCTCCTCCCATATCCAATAATTTCTATCAAACCCTGTTCTGTGTTTTGGTTCGCTGGCTGCATCCAACATTCGCTTAATATCTTCGCCGGACAAAACAGTCTCGCCAGAAGTATTAAAACTACACTCAAGCTCTTGAGCTATTTCTCTTCTCGACATATTTCTGGTTTCTTTTTTGAACCAATTTATATCTCTATCTGGGTGTACACTCCAGGGGAATTCTAAAAAACTAAAATCGTTCTTCTCCTCTTCCGCTTCCGTATAGGTTTTATGGAACCAATTGCCAACACCGTTAGGGGTAGACAACGCAATACAGCGACCACCCGTTGATAGGGTGGGGTAAAGTCCTGCCCAAAGTTCATCCATTCCCTCAACAAAAGCGGCTTCGTCTACAACCAACAAAGATAGAGCTTCTGAGCGACCTGCGTCGCCAGAGGTGGAGGAAGCCTTTACTTGGGAGCCATTACTCAATTCAAAAGAGGTTCTGTTGTTGATAGAAATCTCAGCTATCTTTAGCCAGCTTGGCAAATGCTTGTGTATTGATTTTACCTTCTTCACTAGGTTTGTGGCTGTTTGTAATTTGGTTGCCACAATAAGAACATTCTTTTCTCGGTGGAAAAGCATAAGCCAACAAATATACCCAGCGACAGTTGATGATATCCCAAGCTGACGGGCCTTTAAGATTACGCTAAACCTGTTCTCATTAAATACTTCTAAAGCATCTTCCTGAAATGGGTATAAGCGAAAGGGGATCAACCCTTTCATTGGTTCCGAGATTTTAGCATAGTTGTTGATGAAATACGCCGGATCTTTTCCAGACTTCAATATTTCCGACATTGCCTCACTCTTTGTGAGGGACATAGCTAGCTATCCGGAGTATCTGGATTTTTTGGTGCCGAGTTGTTCTCGGCTTTTTTATCCGTTGAAAGTTCCAAGAACTTCTTAAAGTTACCCTCTAAATCATCGCTGGACGGCTGACTGACATTTTCTACTCCATCTGAGCCGCCAAGGGAATATACCTTGCGTGCTTCGACCCACGAGCGAATAGCCGAGGTGCTATTAAGAACAACACTAGCGTTGCCGAGCGGAGAAAATGAAACAGCCTCTTTGCGTAGGCGCTTGTATTCTTTTTTAAGAAATTTGGCAATGTCACCAAACTTGTTCTCTATCTCGTTTTCAAATTTATTACGAGGATGGACTTCTTGAAGCATTACTTCTGCTGTATATTTTACGATCATCTGGTTGGCTGCAAAGCTAACCTTGAACCCATCCATTTGTGGGCGGTCATACATTCCCCGGTTTTCCTCCCTTTTGAGTCCTAGTTCAAGAGGTTCGCCGTTTTCGTCAAGGGCACCATCATAGGCGTTTGCTGCCGCTTGCGCTAATCCCGATATTACTTCTGCTACATTAGCCATTTTGTTTTCTCCTTTTCAGTGAAGCCTTGATTCTTTCTTGATCAGGCTGCCAGCCTTCTCGCCATCGATCTTCTCGCCCATCGACAAACTCAACATAACACTCAAAGCAACATTCAAATCTATTCATATATAGGTCATCTTTGCCGGAAAACGAATATGTTTTACATACAGGGCAAGATCGTTCTATTTTTTTGTTCAAGGCACGCTTAGAAACTTGGATTCCATCAATATTAATCTTCTCTGAATCTTTACCTGCACCCTTTTGGTTGAGAGACTTAAGCTGCCTCAAATACTCTTTCTCTTTATTCTTGTCCCAGTCGGATCGAAAGTTTCTAATGGACTCTTTTCCGTAGTCCTTGGCGAACAGTTGTTCTAAAGCGGCTAACTCATTTAGGTCCTTTTTTTCACTCATTACTGCCCCGGATAAACAGCTTTTACTACGGCGATCACAGCCAAGGCACCGGAGACTATACCTGTTACAAAGCCAAGCGAACCCTTGTTCCGCTCAAACCAAGTATCCCGCTTGCGAATTATTTCCCTAAGCTCCTCGACAGATTTTAGGTGCGCTGTGACCACATGCTCACAAACTCTTTTGTCTACGGTGCAGTTTGCTTTTTCAGCGGCTCGGTCTATTACATCCTTAAGTACTTTT